GAAGAGGCCGGAATGATTACGCCTGAAGGCCGCAAAACCATGCAGTCAATGAACAAGGACTATGTACCTTTTAACCGTATACGTGATCAGCTTGCTGGTGGCAAAGGTGCGGCTAGTGCCGGGTTCCAAAAACTTAAAGGTGGCACCGCTAACCTGAATGATATTTTAGTGAACATTCAAGATGGGATAACGGCCAACGTCCGATCGGCATTAAACAACCGAGCTAAGCAGCGACTTTATCAATACATTTCTGGACACAAAGACGGGGCAATTTTTGCAACCAAGATAGCGCCGGACTCTAAGCCCGTTCAGGTTTACGCCGATGAAATGCAAGCCAAGATAAGCAAGGTGCTTGAGGCTAACGGAATTGAGATAGAAGGTGATCTTGATTTAGCAAGCAAAGAGTTGCTTACTTTTTGGCAGCATGGCGTTGCGCCTCGCGTTAATGAATCGGGCAATATCGTTGATTCAGTGATTATTAATGGCAAGCCAAAGTATTACGAAGTTCAAGATCCAATGCTTCAAGAAATGCTTATGTCAATGAACCCTGAAAGCTATAGCTCGTTTATGAATGTGATGTTCGGGGTTAAAAACTTCTTTACCCGTACCATTACATTAGGGATTGAGTTTACCGGGGCTAACCTGGTGCGTGATACCGTTGGCGCGACATTCCTTAGTAAGAATAACTTCAAGCCGTTTATCAGTTCGTTCCAGGGAATGTATTCGTTTTTAGCTAAAGACAAATATTACCAGGACTTTATTCGATCCGGCGGTGGTCACTCTAGCCGCCTTGAAGGTGCGACTCGTGACAGCCAGGCAAGACGAAGAGTTAAGCTTGATGAGTTTGGCGTTATGACTGGCCCGGAAAGGTTGCTAAGCAGTATTGATAACTTAGCTAGTGCTTTTGAATACGGCACTCGCATTGGTGAATACAGACTTGCCAAGAAAAATATGAAGTCTGATATGGACGCTGGTTTTGATGCGAGAGAAATCTCCACTGACTTTAGTGTTCTTGGTGCTAACAGGTTCCTGACTGGCTACATTCGCACAGTTCCGTTCCTAAACGCGATGGTTCAATCACAGGATCGTGTATTTAGAGAAGCAGCAGTAAGCAAGCGTTATGACGGAAACCCTACAGGCATGGCTATGAAGGCGTTTCTTGGTATTACGGTGCCGACTCTGATCCTTTATTTGGTGAATAAAGATGACGAAGATTACAAAGCAATACCGGATTACGAAAAAAGAACTAACTGGCATATTAAAATCGGTGACGGTCAATTCGTTAAAATTCCTCGTCCTTATGATGTTGGTTTTGTTTATGCAACGATGCCTGAGCTATTTGCAAAGTATGTAGAGGATGACAAGGGCAAAGAGTTTGCTGATGGTATGCTGTGGACAATGACGCAGATGTACGGCATTGATGGAACTCCGGCAATGATGACAGGATGGTGGGACCTGGTTCGAAATGAGAAATGGACAGGTGCGCCAGTGGTGCCGCAATCCCTTTCTGATGTTGAAGCGCCTGAACAGTACACATCAAACACAAGTGAGACCTTTGTTCGTATGGGTGAGGCTTTAGGGGTTAGCCCTATCAAGGCTGAGCATATGTTTAAGGCGTACACTGGTTATCTTGGTGGGTACTTAATGGCTGGCACTGATCACCTTCTTTGGGATGAGTCGAAGTTTGGAGAAAAACCGGATCGCAAGTTATCAGAAAATGTATTCTTGCGCCGCTTCCTTACTCCTGATGTTCGCCCGGCCACTGCAAACATGGAGAAGTTTTTCAACCTAAAAGAACAGTCTGATAAAATAGTTTCAACATTTAAACAAACCGTTGATGTTCGCAGACAAATTAAAGGCCAAGGGGGTACTGGAAAGTTCAAGGATGACAAATTCTTTGGCCTTAGCGCAAAAGAGAAAGAGGTGCTTTTTGGTCTTAACGACTCTATGAACCAACTGATCAAGCTGATGTATGGTAAGGAAGGGATTAAAACCGCAGAGCTGAAAATTAAATATGACAAAAAATTGTCTGGTAAAGAAAAGCGTGAGCAAATGGATAAGCTATGGCTTGCTCGCAATAAAGCATTTGAAACGTACTATAACCAAGCTAATCAGGCTTTGCAGAAGGCCAAAAGAGAAGCGAAACAGGAGAAATAACATGGCAGTCTCAATGATTGGTCCTAAGTTTTATGCTTGGGATAAAAACGGAAAGCCTTTAGCTTTTGGTAAGCTTTATACTTACCAGGCTAGAACTAATACGCCTAAACCAACATATCAATCTGAAGATCAGGTTGTAGAAAATACAAACCCGGTAATCTTAAACGGAGAAGGCTACGCAAACGTCTACCTTTCAGGATCTTACAAGATGGTCCTAAAGGATAAAGACGACAATGAAATATGGTCCTCAGATCCTGTTTCTGCTGCACAGCCTGAAGAGTGGGTTAATTGCCTAACAGCTACATATTTAAGCCCTACAACGTTTAAGGTTGGTGGTAACTTCACTGAGCAGTATGGTGCAGGTCGCCGTGTTCGCCTTGATAATAATACTTCAGAGTATTCATATTCCACTATTGTTGATTCTGTTTACGCATCTAGTGAAACAACGGTAACTATACTATCACCTGTAGTTACAACGGGAATTGTTGAAAGTTGCGTATCAATAATTGGCCCTGATTCAATATGGTTAAACAGAGTTGAAAGCATTGATGCTCTAAGACAGCTATCACCAGATCCAGGCCAGATAATTGAGTTGATTGATTATTACGGTGGATATAACGCACAAATGAGACCGCCAGAAGGGGGAGGTAAGTTCTACATTGATCAGGATGACGTTTCTAGTGTTGATGATGGCGGCATGATAATCGTGTGCGCCAATGACGCCAGAGCAAAGAGAATCTATGAAGATAAGGTTTTAGTTGAGTGGTTTGGTGCGTCAACTTATTTTGATGATGCTAACGCAAACAAAAACGTTACTGCGTTCACCAATACGGCAAAGTTTTGCTTTGAAGGGAAAACTCAAGAAAACTCAGTTCCTGCGATGTGGTTTTCAATATCAAACCCTGGTGGATACAAGGTGGATTCTACCACTCCAATTCCATACAACACGATAAGAATGGGAAGTGATGGTGAGGCCAGGATTCAACCGTTAAACTCAGTTGAAAAGTTCACTTGCTTTGATAATGAAACGGCTGTAACTGAACGATGCAAGATACACGGCTTGATATTTCAGATGTTCGGTGATTTTGATGCTATTAATTTAAGCTTTGGCTCAAACTCTGCCTTCAGGTTTTCTCGTTTATCAAGAAATGCTGAAATAGATATTTATTGTATCGGCGGTGATACAGGCTTGGACTTGGCTTCATCACAAGATCATTGGGGTATAAACCTTGGTCCTATGTGTCGCTTTGAGCTTCAGAAGTTTCCGCTTCGATTGGATGTTAACGGCCAGACATTTACCGTTAATGGCGGTCTGTTTAACTCTACTGTTAAAGCTGGCGTTGACGTTACGGTTATCGGCAACTCAAGCCAAGTAAGCTTTAAAGGTACGGTCTTTGAAAATGACGGAGTTAACACGTCTGGCGCTGGCGGCAAAATGCTTCGTCTATCAGGCAATATTAAAGAAGTAATCTTTGACTCTTGCCAGTCTGAAAGACTTGGTTATTACGCTGACAGGCTAGGCGCTATATCTGATTATGACGTTGTGATTCAAGGCGTTGAAAGGGTTACGCTTATTAACTCAAGGATGTGGGGAGGCGGTTATGGTTCGGTTGCGCCTGGTAACTCTCGAAACTTTGGTTGGTGGTTGGAGAATTGTTCTCTCAAGCTTATTAGCTCGCGCCTATGGTCGTTTTCTGAGAAGGCTATTCATTGCGTTGGTGATGTTTCGATCAGTTGTGATTCTAAGTCTCAAGTGGATGGTCGTATTGATGGTGACTTTAAAATAGTGTCAAACGCCGATCTTGGTAAGAACCAGATTTCTTCGCCTGACGGTTCAAGATATGAGCTTTCTCGCGGTCAACCTGTTCCTTTAGGTTGGAGGCATTTAGAGGCTACAGCTTCACCACAAAGTGCGTTGGTAACTACTGGATTATCTGAGCAATCATCTAAGCATGGATTTACATTCACTGACTCAACGGTTTACACGAACCCGATCAAGGTAACTCAAGGTGATGAAATTTGCATGAGGTTTTTTGGTGAGTTTGCCGGGACAAATTGCGAACTGTTTGCCTACAAGTTTAACCCTGACGGAACAATTGACCTGAATAACTCGAATGACCCTGATACTACGTTGATTAAGTCATTCACCATGAACTCAACTGGTGCTGAAGGTGGTCGGGCATATTTCATTTTGAAGCATGTTATAGATCAGGATGTTGAGCTTGTTGGGTTTAGATTTAACCGTAAATTCTCTGGCGACCTAACTAATTACATTGAGGCCCCGGCAATTTATCTAAATTCAGGAATTGACTGGAAGGACGATAGTGCATACTCAGATAATGATTCAAGCTTTGGATTTAGATTTTATCTTGGCCCATTGCTGCCAGCGTTGCCTAATGCCGATCTTACCTCTGCCAAGACTGATTTGAAGGGGCTATATCGACAAGGTGAAATTATTGGTCATCAATGGACTGCATCAACTGAACCGCTAATTTCAACCTTTGATAATACAGGTGATATAGACGGCTCAGCAATAAATCTTGTTACAGTGGCTACTAAGCCATAAGCTTTTCAAGATCACGAATGCGCTGGTTGAAAGACTGGCGCATTTTTTCTAACTCTTCCCAGGTCCACTTAACCGGGGCAGTATTAGACTCGCAGTAGTCTATGATTTTTTGCCCTTCCTCTTCACCAAAGCGATCCTTTAAACCTTGCTTGTATCCTCTAGTTGTCTTCGTTCCCTCAATGTCACCTGATAGGTTCATATTGCATCGGTGGTTATGCTGAAGGAAGGTGTTCTTCCTGTCATAGCGCAAGCCGGACTGAGCGCCGCGAGTCTTAAAGTGACCACAACACCACTGATCACCGCCAATGGGACGGCCGCAGCTAATACATTCAGGCTCTAAACCTCTTTCTTTGAACCACAATTTTTCCTCAAGAACGCGCATTTTGTTGAATGACTTCTGAGTTAAACCGTGTTGCCACTTCAGATCGCGCCTTTTTGCTTCCTTGCTGGCTGCTCGTGAGGCTTTATCCTCTTTCGCTTGTGCTTGCTTGGCTTTGTTGATTTTCTTCGTCCTGGTACGCTCCTGAAGCTTTCGAGAGTGAGTTATTGCATGGTCGATACAACAAAACCAGCCTGCCGGGGTTTTAATTCCTTGCTCAGTTGGATAGCGGTCTTTGCAGTGCGTACACTTCCGTTTTGAATTTGCCATAGTTACACCAATTGTTCATAAAGATTTGTGGAGAATAATACTAGCAAGCTGTTTGATACTCTTTCGTCACTTTGTAACGCTGCATACTTCTTTGCTAGGTGATCTTTCTTGGACAACCAGGCTTGATGTGCTGCTTCTTCGCTATCAAACATTCCAATATGAGGTGATAATTCCTTGTTAAACGGGTCTCTACATTCGGCTATAAACTTTTTACCTCTAACACCTGTCACGCCAATTTTATATCTTCCCCTTTTGGATCTTCTGTTTGTCAGGAAGTAGTTAAGCTCTTTTGATATAAAACAGCAATTAGCAGGGCTATAAACCTTATTGCCAGGATTTATAATATCCTTGTCTAGCTGATTTCCATTCCAATCCTGCTGTTTCATCCAGCGCTTAAAATTACTGAATGTCAGCCATTCTTTACAAACGGTACAGTTTTTATATGTGGGAAATTTGGAGTGGTACTTTTCGCTATAGCATCGAGTAAGCATAGAGATCCACTTTATGTAGAAAGGGCATAGTCTTACTTTGTAGTCTGCGTCATTAATTCCAACGCCATAGATTAGATTTTTCATATCAACCTCTCAATCATAGGTTATCAATCTTGAAGTGGTGCGCCAGTGGGTGATTGAAGTCCACGTTCAGCCGCTAAACCTAGGCGCAATTAAAGTATACAACTCAAAAGAAACTTAGCAACTGGTTGTATGTGTTTTGATCTGCTGTCTTGAATATGTGCTTCATGGCGGCATTAATCAAAGAGCTGTAGCAATGCTCGAACTCTTCTTGTGACATCGAAGAGAACGAAAGTGACTTGGCTTCAACTCTAACGTCACCATGAATGCTAACGTGCTGGTCATAGAACCCGGCCAGTACAGTTAAGTGATTACGGAAAACATCAAACTGCTTAGTCTCGCTTTGAAATTCGTTATCACCTTTCCAGTAGTTAAAGCAAAAATTGAAGAAGGCGAAAACTTTACGGTGAAACTTTGGGTTCCTGGTCCGCTTGATCTCAATGGTGTACCGTTCGCCAGTTTTGAATTTATTAAGCTTTTCCAGTTCCATATCTGAAGCCGGACAAAGAACGCCGCCCGGTTGCTTTATCATTTCAACTTTCATCTTCTTCACCTAGCTGTTCAATTAGGCTTTCAGCGATATAAGGGATCATCCAGTCGCAATTATCGCCGTTTTCAGTTTTAAGGCTTAGAAGCTCCCACTCTTCCGGCTCCGTAGGAAAACAATTTTCAGGTAGTGCGGTGTACACTCCTGGTATTTCTGGTGTATGATTAAACGTAAGTTCAGCTTCTACTTCTGAACCGTTTATATCCAGTGTCACCGTTTTTGTGTATTGCATGTTATTACTTCCTTTTCTACTTTGAACTGCCGCTACCATTTTGATAGCGGTATTTTTTTACTTCTCATAAAATCCAGGCCTAAAGTCGTACTCAATCACTCTTGAAGGTGCTTTAAGTCCTATCGGCGTGATAATGCCAACCGCACAACTAAACTTAGGCCCTTGCTCCTTCCCGTTTTTATCCAGGAACTTTGAACCGTCCGGCCTTAAAAATTTAAGTCTGAATGGCATTTCAATGAATGTGTCACAAACCTCTTTAAGCTTTCGGCGATAAGCCACTTCAGGGTTATTAGGAATGATCATGGCCGTTGTTGTTCCATGCCGTTCACATTGGCCGTTATCAAGGATCGCTTTTGAACCGCATTCACCTTGCCACGGTTTCGAATAGCAACAAGTTGGCTCTGGCATGGTGTGACCTTGCCTTTGCTGAGCTAACTCTTCAGTGATGATCTTCAACTGCTTTTTACGGATAAGCCCGGCGAACTCAATTGAATAACCAACCTTGCCAAGTACCATTTTAAAAGCGGCGTTAAAGCCTTGCTGGTAGCCTTTTTTGAAGCCTCTTGAATAGCTCATACTCTTTCCCTTTTGAATTGAAAACGCTGGCCGCAGCTTTCGCACAAAGCACGAAGAGAGCCAGATCTTGTTTGTCTTAGGTTGCCGCCGCATTTAGTGCACTTGCTTTCGCCAACTGCTTTTTGCATAGACTTATTGATTGCTTCAGCGTTGTTTGATCTTGGCTTTGAAATTCCAAGAGCCTTTAGCGTTCGGTTGTATTCCTTTACGATCCACTTTCCGTCAGGCTCATGGTGTAGGCCGTCACCCATCATATCCCCAAGCTTTACAAGTTGACGGTGAAGGTACTCTTTATCGCTCATTCTGCCGTTCCTCATATCGTTTTTTAAATGGACCAATCAACTTAATCCCTTTAGCAAGAAACTCGTCAATCTTGCGGTCAAGTTGCTGGTTGTGCTGTTCCGGCGTAAGCGTTTCTTTCATCTTCTCCGGCGTTTCAATTCGCTTAGCTTTCGGATCTGGTGGAGTAATTTCGCCGTTAGCAATCTTTGTTCTGATCTTGCTGATGGTTTCGGACCAAAGTTTACGCGCCTTGTCTTCAGGTAATTGGGTTCGACACTGGAAGCCTACTTTCTGCCTGGTTAACAGCTCTGCATGATCAAGAGGTTCTTTCTTGTCAATGAAGCGGTCAAAGGATTCAGTAGCATCTTCAACGCCTTCGCAAAGCTCAATGAACTTAGGCAAGTTAGGCGGCCAGGTAATACCAGCTTTAACGGTTTGAGCTACCCCGCTCTTAACGCTTTCGATAGTCTGTTTATTCAGAGCTATCTTCCACATCAATGACGGTTCCTCGCCATTCTCCCTGATCCACTGTTCCCCGTAGATCTCGACCATCTTCAGCCATACCCAATCCGCCGCCTGGCTGTCCTGGTTCGTTTCCGTATTTCTCTTGAAGTCGCAACTGTTGTCGCTCGACTGCTGAGAGTTTACGGCCCGTTGTAGATTGTCCATTGATAATTTTTTCATTGCCTATTGTCTCCATGAAGCTTTCGAGCTTTTCACCTGTTCTACATATCAGCTCAATATCGTTAAAAGGTTTCTGCCTGTCATTCTGGCCCATTGAAAACGGATCATTACGACAACCATCAATAGCCTGTTTAATCTGCTCAACCGTATAACCTTCTTTCAGCCGAGCCTTGATAGCTTTGTCGCGTTTAGCGGTTAGCTTGCTGGTAGACAGGTTTTTACCCATAACGTCACACCAGTATTTGAACAAGTCGAAAGCCGGGTTAGCTTTAGCTGACAGAGGTTTTTCTAATTGGTTACTGGTTAATGGTTCTTGGTTATTGGTTATTGGTTTATGGTTAGCTTTCGATTCGCTTTTTTTAGCTTTGCCTTCGGTTTCGTCTGGGTTAGCTAAATTAACCGACTGGGTTTTTTTAGCTTTGCCTTCGGTTTCGTCTGGGTTAGCTTTGGCTTTTCTTGGTCGCCCTCCCTTTTTGCCGTTAGCCCTTGCTGCGTCTGCCTTTGCGTGATAATTGGCAATTTCTGAATCAATGCGACTTTGCTGATAACCTTCTTCCGTTTCTGTAAAGAAATCCTCAAGGACGGTTTTAATTTCCTCGTGGTTTTCTCTCATATTGATAAGCCTGGACAGCTTAGAAACGTCTTTGATAAGAGGTTGCTCTTTGTCGTAGTACAGATCGATAAGCCGTCTATAAGCTAAATCTTCGGTATTACTCAAATGACGAGTAGCCTTAGCATAGTCACCAATGTTGAATTGGTAATAGTGCATAAGCTAATCGCCCTCGCCAAGCGCAATGAACTCACTCACTGGCATTTCAAAGAATTTTGCAATATCAACAATGCTTGATTGTTTGATAGAGCCGCTTTTAAGCCAGTTAGAAATCTGCTGGCTGCTTGTTCCTAAAGCATTAGCAAGATCTTTATGCTTAATGCCTTTTTTTGCGATAGCGAGTCTTAGAGACTTACTTAGGTTCATTCTGGTTAACTCCTTTACTGTGTTGATGAGCTTAATGTATACGGCCAAACTTAAAAAGTACAGAAAAAAGTGAAAATAAATCTTGCGGAAGTGAAATTAAGCGGTTATAGTTCTTACATCAACACGGAGACGCAACATGAAGAAGGCAAGTATGAAGGTTTTAGCAGTAATAGCAGCGGTGGCGCTTTTCGGTCTTGTAGGTCAAATGGACTATGAAGACGCAGTAAACCAGGAAGCACACTATTGCGATATGGTTGAAGCTGGTAACTGGCCTGCTTACCGTGATGACATTGTTTGTTCAAAAGTAGAAGGTGAATAACATGAAAATCGAAAACAAAGGCGCTCTTGTAGAAGCGTTCGCCGCAAAGTCGGCAGAAATCCAACGTCTTAATGATCAGCTTGGAAAAGCTGAAGCGGATCTTGAAGCAATCAATCAAGCTATCGTTGTTGATGAAGACCTACTTGGAATTATCCAAGAGGGCGGTATCCACACAGTAAACGATGCTCTTGTTTACTGGAATGACCATAACGAGCAACTTGAAATTGCAAAGGTTATTCATTCATGGTCTGAGAAGACTGAACTTAACGCTCAACAGCTTCAGTTAATTGGTGGCTTAAATGAGTAGCGGCGAATTAGTTACAAGTGATCAGCAATCATCACTTCCGGTTATGGCACAGCCGCACATGCGCCTAATTGAAATTGCAGTGAATAACGGCGCTGACATTACTCAGCTTGAAAAGCTTATGGATCTTCAAGAGCGTTATGAAGCAAACCAGGCTAAGAAAGAGTTTAACGCCGCAATGTCTCAGTTTCAGGCAATGCTTCCGGTAATTGAAAAGCTTGGCATTGTGGATTACACAACTTCAAAAGGTCGCACGTTCTACCAGTACGCCAAGATTGAAGATATTGCTAAGGCAATTCAGCCAGCGTTAAAAGAAACAGGCCTGTCTTACCGCTTTACGCAAAGCCAGGATAACGGAATTATCACGGTTCGCTGTATCGTCACTCACCAGAGCGGCCACTCAGAATACAGTGAGTTGGTATCTTCTCCTGATATTAGCGGCGGCAAGGATCAGCTTAAAAGTATCGCTTCGGCAATCTCATACCTTCGCCGTTATACACTGACTGGCATCTTGGGGATTGTTGTCGGTGGTGAAGACGATGACGGCGATTCTGTTCAGTACGATAACCAGGATCAAAAACAGGTTGTTAACTGCTACCCGGATGAAGAGTTTAATAAAAACTTCCCGGCCTGGTCTAAAAAAATAACTGACGGCAAGCATACCGTTGACTCGCTACACCAATTCTTGACTAAGAAGAACATTATCCTTAGCCAAGACCAATACTCAAAATTACAACAAGTAGGAAAATAGAATGCAATTATTCAAAGTAGAACAAGGTACACCGGAATGGCACGAACTTCGTGACACTCACCTAACCGCTTCTGATGCTTCGGCAATGATGGGCGCAAGCAAGTACAAAAGCCGTACTCAGCTAATGAAAGAAAAGAAGTTTGGTGTTAAGGAGAAAATCACTCCGGCTAAACAAGCGCTTTTCGACAAGGGCCACGCAGCAGAAGACGCAGCTCGTGATCTTCTTGAGGTTGATATGCTCGAGTCATTCGCTCCGGTTGTTGGTGGTATCGAGATTGACGGCTTAAAGCTACTCGCTTCACTGGATGGTCTATCAGAAGATCAGCAAATGGTATTCGAGCACAAGCTTTGGAATGAAACGCTTGCTGAAAATGTTCGCAATAACGTGCTTGAAGATACTCACTACTGGCAGCTAGAGCACCAGCTTCTTGTATCCGGCGCTGAAAATGCTTTGTTTATGACTTCAGACGGCACAGCAGATAAGCGCGAATACATGCACTACATTTCAATCCCTGAGCGCCGTGAGCAGTTAATTGCTGGCTGGAAGCAGTTCAATAAAGATATCGAGTCTTTTGAAATGGAAGCGAAGAAAGAAGTTGTTGTTGCTGAAAAAACTAGCCTACCAGCTATTTCATACAGCGTAACAGGCACAGAAGTCAGCACTAACATTGGTGTTTGCCTTGAGCAAATCAAAACAATGGCCAGTGAAGAAATGAGCAAGGTCCTGGAAACGGATCAGGACTTCGCCGACAAGGACCAGCTTAACAAAGATGTTAAGAAGGCTCGCGCCGGGCTCAAAGATATGATCGCCAAGGTTCGCGGCGAGTTTGTTAGCTACTCACAGTTTGAAGAAATCGCTCAGGAAATGGATGGTGTTCTTCAGCAAATGCAAAGCCACGGCGAGAAGCAAGTTAAACAGGCCAAAGAAGCTAAGAAGCAAGCTATCTGGACTGAGGCAAATAACGACCTTCTTAACCATATCCAAGAAGCTAACGGCAAAATTGAACCTATGGGTATTATGTCAATCATGGGTGAGATTCGTCCTGATTGGACTGGCGCAATGAAGAACAAGCGCACCATTGAAAGCCTTGAAAATGCGGTATCTGAAGAGCTGGCTAAGTGGAAGGTTGAGATTAATCAGGTGATGGACCGTGTTGTTCCTAACCTTCAATACCTTCGTGACCATGCAGCGGATTACAAGTTTTTATTCTCTGATGCTCAGCAGCTAGTTAACCAGGACGCTGAACCATTTCAGGCGATAATCAAATCACGCATTGCTGATCACAAGAAAGCTGAAGAAGAACGCCTTGAAGCTGAACGCCAACGCATTCAAAAAGAAGAAGAGGCAAAAGCTCAACGTGAAGCTGAGGCCAAAGCAGAAGCAGAGCGTGAACGTATCCGCAAGGAAGAACGCGCCAAGGCTCAAGCTGAAGAACAGGCTAAGCGTGATCAGGAAGAAGCTGATCGTTTACAGCGTGAAGCAGAAGAGAAGGCTAAGAAGCAAGAGCCAATGCCTGAAGTAGAGCAAGTATTTCAAGATGCTGTTCAAACTGGTACCGGATTTAGCCAAGGTGGTAAGCGAGTTGCACCGGAAGACGTTTATAAAGAACCTGAACCAGAGCAAGCGGCTTTAGCTCCATCGGTTGTAAGCGTTCATGTAAAAGTTACTGACAGAGGATGCTACGACTTCAAAGACGCTAACGGTAAGTCTCTTGCTGATTTGACGGAAGAGTATGTTCCTGACTTCTTCCCTGGTGAGCATTATGGTGACTATCTAATTCTTGATATTGAATTGGCAACTGGTCGAATCCTAAACTGGCGAGCTCCATCAACTGAGCAAGTTGAAGAAGCAATGGCTGTATAATTAACCTGGCGGTGTAACGGCCGCCACCACTTAAACCAAAGTAGAGATATAACATGAAAACGCCAATATACATCCTACCTCATGGAATCGAAGTGATAGGCGAGTACGCGCCTAGCGGTGAAAATAGATACTGGAGAGTTAGAATTAACGCTCACCACCTATTTGACGCAAAGATTGTTTCTGGTGGTATGTATATTCGCAGAAGTAGAGTTGTTATGACTTCAGTTGTCGGCAGAAAGCTTCTTGATAGCGAGCATGTTCACCACAAAGACGAAGATGTTAATAATGACTCGCCATCCAACTTAAAAATCATTAGCCCTTCTGAGCACAATAAGCACCATAAG